CAAGCTGTTTATGTTGCTACCAGACCCCTCTTTTCGTTAATTGGGGAACGCAACAAAGACATTTATACGTTCGAGCAAGCCATAAAGGGGATACCCGAGGAGAAGTTTCGTAGCATACCACGCAACACGGGTAGTGGTTACCCTTACTGCCTGGATTGCAGGAATGGGAAGACTGAGTTCTTTGGCGTGGACGAGGTTTACGATTTGACAAAACCACTGTGTGTTCAGCTTAAGAAAGACTGTGAATACATTATTCAGAAGGCTGAGGAGAATGTGCGATTAGCGCACGTTTTCATGGACTTCATGAAAGATGAGTTGCGCAGTCCGGAAAAGGTTGACAGTGTGTCGACTAGGTTAATATCGTCTGCTCCGCTTGACTACACAGTTTGCTTTAGGATGTATTTTGGCGCATTTTCAGCTGCGTGTATGTCAGTCCCCGTTTTGTGTGGCATGGCTCCTGGCATTAATTGCTATGGAGATTGGGACGTTCTTGTTAACAAGTTGCGTGTGCACGGTGATCACGTTTTTGATGGTGACTTCAAGGCATTTGACTCGTCCGAGCAACCCTGCATTCACGATAAGATCCTGGAGATTATAAACTCCTGGTATGATGACGGTGTGGTCAATGCCCGAGTGCGGAGGATCCTTTGGTTGGAACTTGTCCACTCCAGGCACATCGGGGGGACCGGGTACGACCAGAGACATGTGTACCAGTGGAACAAATCGCTACCGAGTGGGCATCCTTTTACCACGATCGTGAACTCCATATACAGCTTGGTGCTGCTTGTTGGGGCTTACATCAGTTTGACAGGCGACTGGAAGGGTTTTTGGAACAACGTTTCGCCCGTGACGTATGGTGATGACAATGTTGTGAACGTTTCTGAGGAAATTGGAGATGACTATAATCAAAAAACTGTTTCAGAAGCTTTGGCGAAGGAGTTCCAAGTTAAATACACACCTGGGGACAAGTCTGGCGAATTCAAGGAGCGCATGACAATTTCGGAGGTTACGTTTCTGAAGAGATCCTTTCGATTTGAGGCAGGGCATTGGTTTTGCCCTTTGGAGCTTTCGAGTTTCCTTTACACTGCCTACTGGTGCAAGAATTACAAGTTGAAGAAGAAGATCATTGTTGATGATTTGGAGAACGCTCTCGAGGAGCTCGCGATGCATAAGCCCCAACTTTGGGAGGAATATGCAAAGAAGATTGTTGAAAGACTCAGACATCATGATGCTGAGCCAAAGTGCATACCAGAACGCAGGCATTATTTGGCTGCTGTCCTGCGACGCACAGATGAATGGTACTAGCTGGGTAATACACGCACGCGCATAACGCAAATCGCTCATCCTACTCAAAGTTGCGCGTGGACAGGAACCAGCTAGCGTGGCCTGCCTTTTTAG